CGACCGATCAGCTCGACGATCAGGTCTTTCGGTCGCGGCGTGGTGGTGGCGATGATGTGCGTCTTGGTTCCGAGACGCACGCCGAACTGGATCTGATCCCACGCCTCCTGCAGGTATTCCCAAGCGGCAAGCTCATCCAGCCATGCGCCATGGAACTGCGGGCCACGGAAGCGCTCAGGCTCACTGGCTGAGATACCCTTGATCAGCGAGCCATTGACCAGCTTCACCTCGTGTAGCGTCTTGTTGTAGTCCTCAATCAACGCGGACGGGATGACAGACATCAACCCTGAGTCGCCCTCGAAACACGTTCCACGAACGTCTAGGCTCGTCGGAGCGGCTACCAGCCATCGGGTGTTCGGCTGCTTCCACGCCCACCATCCGATCTGCTCTGCCGCGGTACGCGTCTTCCCTGCGCCACGACCTGCCAGCATCAGCCAGATTGACCACCAGTCACCCTGCGGAAGGATCTGGTGCTTGTGCGCGGTCTTGAGCCACTTGGCTCGCCATGTCCACGCCAGACGATACATCGGGTCGAGCGACTCGAATTGCGCCCTTACTTCAGGATTAGTCAGGACTGAAAGGTCAGTCACCAACAGCCTTGCTCAGTTCGAGGTTGACTAGAAGCTCCTCGAAGTATTGTTCAGCCTGCACCTTCGCCTCAATGTGGATCGGGTTCTCCCTGTCGCCAGCCAAAGCGATCCGATCGCCGTAACGCTTTGGATCCCACTTGGCGAGCAGCTTCAGGCGCGTCTCGATCTGCAGCTTGCGGTGACCGAGCATGTCTTCTCGCGTGACGGTCGAGCCATCCTTGCCAACAGTTTCTTTGGTTCCCCACTTCGGGGTGTCGGCAATCAGTAGAGTTTCTTCAGCTATAGCGTCAAAACCCATTTCCCTTGCTCGCGCGATGCGTTCGGAAAGTTCAGCGTCTTTTGCACTCCACGCATACACCGCCGTCCACGCAGGCATATGCTCATCCCTGCAGATCTGACGCAGAGGTTCTCCATTACTGAGTCTTTCGCATATCTCAGCGGCTAACTCAGGCGTGTACTTAGATGGTCTTCCCATCTTTTTAGGCTTTATATCTGGCATTTTGTTAAAACGCCTCTGATTTAAAAGGGTTTTTTGGAAAACATGGTAATGTTACCACGTTTCTTCTGCTGCTCTCTGTCCCTAGTATACCCTACGCTAACGCTCCTATGTGATCTAGGATAAGGCAGATCAGTAGCAGTGACCAGATCAAGGTTGTTGCGAACCATTGCGGGATCAACTGGAACTGATCATCCATTGTCTTTCTCCATCAGGTCGGTCTTCATCCATGCGCGGACTGCCATCAGCACGCCTTGGCTTATCCCTGCGACGTAAGCATAGTACGCGTCCCCATGCCTTGTCTGCATCTCTTCCTTGGGTTCCATTAGCACTTCGTCGATTTTCCTGAGGAGGTAGCGCTGGTAGTCGTTATTCTTCATCGAGCATCATCAGTTGGTTTTGGAGGTCTAGGACGTGCGCCTGTGCGTAGATCAGTTCTTGCAAGGATTGGTGGGCGCGGTGAAATGAAGCTCCCGTGGCGTTTGGCTCATGCGCGATCAGATTGATCTCATATAGAACTTCTGCGGTGTGCATCTCTTCCTTTGCGTCAACCAGCTCCTCTTTCAGATTATCAATCTCTGCCTTGCGTTTACCCGCCATCATTCGGACGGCTATCTCTGCATTCACCTGATCCCAAAACTCTTCGTGCGTCATCGTCATCTCCTGTGTCTACATAGACAATTATCCAGTTATTTGGTTGCATAGCAAGTGTTTTTTTATAGCACTTTACTAACCCTCTATTACCCAACCAGCAAACTCTCCCATACGGAAAAACAGCTTGCCATCAGGAATCAAGGCTGGGTCAAGCGGGATTTGCACCCCAGCCAAACTCATCTCTTTTGTTGTAACCGCACCTAGTTCAGCGCCTTGGCGAATCTTCCACCACATTCCAAGACGCTTTAAAACGGTCGAAAAGTACCCGCCGTGATCACAAACCTTGTCAACCAATATTATGACTCCACCTTTGATCAAATTTGCTCTAAGAGCGTTTAAAACGATCTCACGCTCATGTACAGGGATAAACATCATTGTTAGGAAAACAATGTAGACCTGATCGGGCAAATGATTTTGGTAGAGGATGTCATTGTTAATCACCTGCACGCGAGGATTGTCATCAAACCGCTCTTCCAACACTTCGATCATAGTCGGGCTTTTCTCGATAGCGACCGCTTTGCAGTTGCGCTCCTCAAGCAATGGCATCAGTGTATGGATCATGTTGCCAGTTGACGCACCAACATCAACCACCGTGTTACCTTCTGTAAGGTAATTCCGAACGATGTATGCAACAGCGTCTGTCACCATGTCGTACCAAGGAAGTTGTTCTCTGACATGATCATCAAATGTCTTAGCAATCTCAGGTGTGTTGAATGTCCAAGAATTCATAGCGGCAACCTTTTTGAAATTTCATAAATAACTGGAATAGTTACAGTACGTCCACATCGTTCATATCTTTCTGCATCACTTACTAATGATCCATCTTCGTAATATTTAGTAAAGTTATCTGGTAATCCCTGTAGACGCTCACACTCCAAAGGAGTCAAACGTCGTAGACGCTCACCAACAATTACTCCATGTCTGTCCTGCGCAGTTAACGTAAACGCTGGCTCGTTGTGATCTTTTACTCTGCGCCCATTTTGTCTTTTGGTTTCTCTGTGCGGTGTTAACACTGGTCGAACCTGCATTACAGCACCACGTCCCTGATTATTTTGTATGCCTTTCCAATAGTGACCATCTAGGGTAGGAAATACATCTTTTATTTGCATTACTTTGCCCGTCACAAATGGCATGAGAACAGATCGTCCTGATTCTGATTCGTCTCGACCTCCTTCTCCTTGCGCTCTTTCTTTTGTTTCGAGAACATCTTTTGAAATGCTGCGTCCGAGAGGAAATACTTGGGGTCTGGGTTTTCCTCTAAGATGTCCGATAATGAATACGCGCTCTCTGTGCTGCGGGACTCCGAAATTTTGGCTGTTAACAACTTCCCATTGAACGTCGTACCCCAGTTCATCAAGACTTGAGATGATGACAGCAAAGGTTCTTCCCCCATCGTGGTTGAGCAATCCTTTGACGTTCTCAAGGAAAACATAAGATATTCGTTTGTCTCTGAGAATGCGACAGATTTCAAAAAATAAAGTACCTCTAGTATCTTCTGTCGAGAATCCAGATCGCTTTCCAGCAACGCTGAAAGTCGCGCAAGGGAATCCACCGCACAGAAGTTCTGCATCTGGGATGTCGCTTGGCTGAACAGTTCTAATGTCTCGTGCGTCTGGCTGATGTCCGAAGTTACGCTCATAAATTCTCCGCGGCTTTTCTAATATTTCGTTTGCCCATACGCACTGGTGACCCGCCTTTTCTAATCCAAGACGGAAGCCACCAATGCCAGCAAACAATTCAACAAATTTCATTCAAACACTTCGTCAGAACAATCCTCAGGAGTCGTAGACAAAACCTTTTGCATTGCTTCCATTACTTCCATTGCCTGCTCTCTAGTCAAGATTGCCCGCGCACTACCGCCGCGGATCGAGATACTTAACCACACCCCACCATTGTCCCAGTGATCAACAAACACATTGCCAGAGTCACATTTAACAAATTCATTGCTCATTTTTTTCTCCTGTGATGGGGGCCGAAGCCCCCTGAATAATTATTTGCTAGTAACTTTGACTGCGAAGACTGCGGTTATCTTGGTGTACTGAGCAACTTGCTCTGCAGTGATACCAAGGTCAGCACATAATTTTTTGTAGTCAACAGTGGCGCGGTTAGCTTCAGTGTAGGTAGCCTTGAACAACGCGCCCTCTACAACTTTGTCGCCACCAGCAGAGGCGGATTCTTTGATGCTGTCTTTGATAGCGTCAGCCTGTTTGGTGAGGTCAGCGATCTGAGCAAGCAAGGCGCCTAGGGTGTCTACTTGGGTGAACAATTCTGTCTTCATTTGTCATCTCCTGTGAGTCATCGAATGGCACATGCCACAGGTGTAATTATCCAGTTTTCCGAATGCTTGGCAAGCATTATCTGATCAACATAGCGAAACAGTCCAAAAGGGTAAAAAAAAAGCCCAGCACTCAGGCTGGGCGAAGGTTCACAGGGGAGACCTCACCTCTAGGAAGCCCTGCTCGAACAGCTTCCCAATGGTGCGGCGGTGAGCATCCTCCCACATCTGAATCCGTTCGTCACGCAAGAGCTTTGCCCCCTGATCGATCTCGCTGTGGCACTCCACACACAGAGCGGCGATCCTGTAGTCGTGTGCCTTGATGGACTTGCCCTTCCCGTCCCTAGACTGGTTGGAGTGGGAAGCTTGCGTCCTCCCCTCAATACCGCAGTGCTGACAGGGAAGCGTTGCCACCGCCCTACGCAACGGCTCACTGCGGTAATACTCGGTCTTGGATATCACTTAAACGCCTTCTCAACGGCTCTATTCGTCGCTTCCTGCGATCGCCATACCTCTACCCTTGCCTGAGCCGCTACAAGCTCCCAGCGCAGCTTCTCCTCCTCCTCAACGGCTTCTCTGATGCCCTCCAACAGCTCAAGGTACTCAGGATGGCTATATGCAAAGGATTCTCGTTCTGCCATTGTCCCTTCCCCGCCCTTGCGGAACAGGATCGCCTTCAGTGATTTTCGGTATTCTTCAAGGTAAATCCGCTGCGCTCTTGCTTTAGCGTATGTCGGTGCGTGCTTGAGGATGTAATCGACTGCCTTATTCGGGTTGATGTCTTCCATGTAATGCCTCTCTTATTGTCTTAATCGCTTGTCCATTTTTCACCATGCTCCCTGTGAACCGAAACACCTTCCAGCCCAACAGAGCAGCCTCATTGTATTTTTCACAATCCTTTTCAAATCCTGATCCAGTCGTATGTCGTCCCCTTGTCCACGTCCCCCCTTCTACCTCTATCGCAATCTTGCTTTTCAAATAGGCAAAGTCAAATCGCCAGCGCCTCGTCGGGTGAAACTTGTGCTCAATCGTAAATCCCTTGATCCCATGCGCTTCCATTTGCAACATCAAGGAAATCTCTAGCTCAGATCCCACCGCTGGTGCTCGCCGCGGTTTCCCAGCATCCACTGCTCCCTGATGTCCTTCTCCAACTTTTGGCGACGCCCCTTCACGCTTGGGTGCTCTAGATAGCCGCGCAACCACGTCTTCCCATCCTTGCCGCGTTGAATTCTTTCTGCGATAAGCCATCGGACTTCACACCTGTGTCGAAAAAGTTCTGTGTACGTTAAGCGTTGTTCTGTCTGCTGCTCTGCAAAAAGGTCATGCGTCAAGCTATTTCCTTTAAAAGCATTTAACCCCTGCTTCGCCCAAAAGACCCCCCTACCCCACACGAAGGTAAGAAAGGAAGTCTTTCGGGCGTTCGCCCCCGTTTACACGGAATCGCATGGTACGGACTTGAACCGTATCCCCCCGGCGTGCGATCTAGACCAGCCGCCGTGCTTTTTTAGGATCTGCCCCCGGTGACCTAAATTCAGCCCCTAGCACGGTATCAGTTTTCTTGGTAGCAACCCTGAATAGGTTCATTTCTAACGCGACCAGAACGGTCTAAAAGAAAACCCCATCACGGCTGGGCTTCAGGCTGCGGTGGCGGAGACGAATGTAGAACCAAGAGTCTCGACAACCGAAGCCCATGCGTCATGGGGTTCGTGGTTCTACACATTCATCGCGCTGCCACACGCGGCCTGATTTTTCTCTCAGACAAAATAAGACTAAACCTATTTTTTTAAACTGTCAATCCCAATCTCTGCTTTCAACCAAGTCAACGTAGTCACCGGGTCTTTTGGTGAGTTCGTCAATCTCCCTAGCCGCTTCCAGCAATTTTTCCTTAGAAGATATTTCCACGATTTTATGCATCAAGATATTTCGAATGTTCATTTCCTCAAGCAGCTCGGTATCGTGAGCTGTCTCTATTTCCTCGATCTGGGTTTTCAGACTAACGATTAACGCTTCATACGCCTCAATGACTAGATATTCATCCATTTTTAATTCCTCTCATAATTTTAATTAAGCTCCAAATGCCAGCTCGTCTGTGTAGATCATTTGCATCTTCTCCGACAACTGGTGACATCACCCAAGGCAATCCAGTCGATTCTGCAGCCTCCTGACCCGCCTTGGACTCGTCGTTGTCTGCTACCACATACCGCTCGCCACCGATCCTCTCGGCAACGTATGCAAGGTTGGATGCAGAAAAGCACACCCACACCTCAGCATTCCTGTACATCGCTGCCAGCGCCTGCTGCACCGACAACCCTGTCGCATAACCTTCAACCAGCCACTTCTCGGCGCCGTACTTGTTCCCCAAGATAAACACCGCCCCCTTCGTCCGACCGCCGTACAGGAACTTCTTAGTCCCATCTGGCTGGATCGTCTGCAGGCTGATCACCTGCTTCGTCTTGTAGTCCCGCATCGGGATCAGTAACGCGCCATCCTTAACCAATCCCTTGGCGTCAGGAAAGCCCTTAGCCTTCAGGTAGGGGTGTTCAGCCACCTCGGTCTGCAAGATCGCCTTAGAAGCCTCCTGAGCGGTTCTGGCGTGTTTCTGAGCCTCTTCCCTATCCGCACGCTCCTTAGCCTTCCTAAGCGCGTCAAAATCAATCCTAGCCACCTTCTCGCCAGCCTGAGGGTATCGGCTGAACCCGCCCATGGTCGCCCAGTTCTTGACGACGCCTGTCTGTCCATTCCAGAGATACACGCCGTTTTTCTTCCGCGGCTTGTCCTCGGTCGGGACGCGATGCCAACGCCCGTCAGGGATCAGATCATTGATGATCAGACCATGAGCGGCTGCGTGAGCCAAGAAGGTCATGTGTTCTTCTCCCGCAGCTTGGCTTCAATTAAATTGTAAAACGCAAGCAAACCAGCTCCGTCGTGCTCTTTCAAAATTGTTTGATATTCATCATCCGTCAGTGCAACCCAATCACGCTTCTCCTTTTCGTCGGCGGGCCAAAGCTTCATTCCAGTCATCGGGTCATAAATCTCGTCGTCGTTCATGCCGCTTTCCTTTTTAGTCTGTTCCTATAAGCCCACATCATGCTGCGTACCTTGTTGCGTACTTCTTTGCGCGGTACGACCGCCTTGTCGATCGAGTACGAGTTCTGAGGCCATACCCCGTAGAGGTTCCTGTATTGAGCAAGCGCAAACTTTTCCGCAGAAAACCTGTCACCGTTTTTGATCTCGTTAGCAATACAACAAAGCTCCCTCCATACAAGACGTTTGTCTGCCATCCACTCACTGGCGTTGAGCTTGCGACCCTTCATGTCAAGCTCAGACAATTGACCAGCTTTGTTGCGGACGTTGCTACGCTCTGCTACGCGCTCGAACCCGCATGACGGACAAATCTTGTTGGTATGGATGAAGCCACACTTCGCACACTTGTAATCTTTCTTTTCTTTCTCTGTCTTCTCTTTACGAAGCTTCTTGTCGTACTCCTTGCTGTTCAGATCCTTCACACCGAATTCGAATACCTCGTTCGTGTCTTCCATGAAGCGGATCATGTTGCCTGTGTGATCAAGCCATAACGCAAAGTCTTTACCATTATGAGGACGCATCACACGACCTAGCTGCTGGATGTGACCAGACAAAGACTTGCGATATGGACGCGCACCGATACCAATCTTGATGTCAGTCACATCGAAGCCTTTAGCTAATGCTTCGCAGGACACTAGACCAATGATCTCTGAGTCAGGCTTGCGAAACTCGTCAATCAGCGCACGACGACGTTCGTCATTACCATCTTTGTATGAGATCTGTTGAAAGTTGTAACCCAACTTCTGGAATGTTCTGCAAAGCTCGTCACCGTGATCAACGGTTGCAGAGAACACAATCGTCTTTTCAGGTTTACCAAAGTGCTCGTTTGTTTTTTCAATCCATTCTTGGACGACATTCCCAACGATCTTGATACCGCGCTCTTCCATCTCTGACTCTTCCCACTCACCAGAGAACTTAACCTTTGCGCCTGTCATGTCCATCTCAGTTGCCGCATAACACTTGAGCGGCACTAACCACTTCTCGTCAATCAATCTGTTGGTGGTCGTAGAGTTAACAACATTCGAGAAGACTCGACCCATGCCCTTTGTGAATGGCGTAGCAGTTAAACCAACAACCTTAGCCTGCACGCTCTCTGCGTACTCCATGACTGACTTGTACATGGTGTGGCACTCATCCCAGATGATCAGATCAGGAACGATGTCTAGCTTGCGACGAGCTAACGTCTGTGCAGACACAACCTGAATCGGTTCCCATGGACGATTGCGCCAGTGATCAGCCTGAATCACGCCATGCTCAATACCGTATCGATCTAACGTGGTTGAGGTCTGATCCACAAGCGCTACGCGGTCACACACAAAGAATGCACGCGTGCGCTTGTTAAACGCTTCACCAAGCAGAAAGGATGCTGTGACTGTCTTCCCCGATCCTGTGGGGGCAACTAATACTTGTGAACGATGCCCACCACGAATCCCATCTCTCAAGTCTTCAATACACTGTCTTTGGTAGTCTCTTAGGTTCTCAAATTGCATTTAGGATTCTCCTGTTTAACCTTTAGCTTTTTTCTTCCAATAATTTACTTGTTTAACAAGCTCAACATTCTTATTCATCAAATCATCATTTAGCTTTTTTAAGCTGTCAATTTGGATCAACATCTTGCGCATCTCTTCAACCTGACGGTTATCTTTATAGGCATCTAAAGCCTGCAGCTCTACAGCCATGGCGTCGTAATTCGAGACCATTTCATCATAAGCAGATTGCAGT